GAGAATTGTAGACAATGGTTCGGTGAATGTAGCAGGGAATGCTTCTACAGTTTCCTTGATAACATTCAGAACTAAGTTTAGGGTTGGAGCATCTTCTGGGTTATCGGTATCACGTGGAAATCCTGAAAGTTTCACGACCTTTGAACCGAATGAGCGACGAGGAATTAGGAAAGGGTTGTGTGTTTGTAGCAGAACAACTATCCCAGCAATTCCCAAAATTCCTTCTACTTTGTTTTTGACGGGAGGGGGTAGTTTTCGAGCAGACAAGGATACTTTGCGGATATTGTCTAAAATAGGAATGAGTTGATTTGGACTTGGTAGAATTTGAAGACTGTTCAAGATAAGAGACATCAGCAATTCACCGGCATTTGTTTTCTGAAAAACCGCACTGAGTTCACTTAGTGCTGAAGCAAACGTACTAGGAAGTGTTTCAGTTTTGAACTTGGATTCATTTAGCACATCGTGACTTTTTATCATTCGTCCATTATCATCAAAGTCATCTTGAGCAACATAACTATCATTGTTCACTTGTTCGCCACAGAATGTACATACTCGGAACCCATCCACTAATGTTGTCCACTTCGTGTAGAACGCAAACCGGTCTGCATCTAAATCTCCATCGAGAAGCGATAGGGTGTGATTGCAAACCACGAAAAGATTTGCGGAATCTAGAAAAATGTTTTTCAATGGCGTGATTTCCTTTGTGAGAATTCGGATATTGTATGCACGATCGGGTGGAAGAAGAGTAGTATCGTTCAAAATGGTAACTACATTCTCACGCAACTCTGAAACGTCGGCCGGTCGGTATTTCTCATACTCCTTTTCACCAAGCTGAGCTTTCACTGGCTGATAAAACTTGAATAAGGCAACATAATCACGCTGGATATTTGTTTGTGTAGTTTCCGTCCATGCCTTCTTACCCTTATTTAGAAACTCACGACGTTCCTGCGTCACAAAGGCGGTTGGCGCACACACTCCGGGAGGACGGTACACTCCTGACGCCAAAAACTCTTCAAACGTATCTATTTTCAAACATTCAGCAGGAGTAGATTCGGGTAAATGAATTTTCGGGCGATCATTCACCATATCTGGAGCAATGAGACCGAATTCACCAGCATCAGACAAAAGCATCTTGGTCACAAGTAATCCTCCATCTTCTTGCTGCATCAACCATAGGCGTGGATACACAGACTTTTCCCATTTGGAATTGTACACTTTCTGCAACCGTTCAGACGGAGCTACTGCGTCCTCTGAATCGGGGAATACAACCGAAACTGTCGCAGGAGGAGAAGAAATCGTATCTGCCGGAGGAAACCGTTCTTTCCATGAAGTCCACGGAACTTGGGAAAGTGTTACGTCGTAAACCTTGAGGTATTTCAATCCTTCAGTATACGGATATGTTGTAGTGGGAACGGCGTGGGACACAATAGCTTCAATCGATGGAAATACGTCCATAAGAGGTTCCGACGTCAAAATCTTGGAAGATGCACTTGAACTAAGGAATGGATGCTCGGCTAATGGACGAGGAATGTCCAACGGTCGTTCTTCAATAAAAAATCCGATGCGCCGAATATCGTCCCCCGTATTTGCGATTGGGACTTGCAGCATTTCGAGTGTACCGTCGTCACGCACAATCACTTTCGGACGCACAAAAACTCCTAGTGCCTCAATATCTTCCTTACCTTCCTCGTTCACAAGTACTGTTCGTTCTTTAATTGGAACTCCAATCGTTCCTTCTGAGCGGTATGGTCGGGGAAGAGCGTTGAGGAGTACGGGGTAAAAATTCGGAGTACGTTTAGCACTATCATCAAACAGAGGCATAAACTTTTCGGCATACGAATACTTCTCGTACTGAAATGACCCATAAATTGGTTTGAGCCAGGGAACATGAATATGTTTACGCTCAGTATCTAATTTGTAATCCGTATTCGTGAACAACACAAGACTGGTATAAATTTTTCGAATACGTTGAACTTCACTTTCGATTTTCGCATACTCGGAGCGCGCAACTCGTTTCTTTTTCGGAACTACTTTTTGGAAGTAGTCCGTTAGCTGTTCTTCTAACGTGAAAAACCGGAGTTCTTCTGGCCGTTGTAGTTCCTCATCGAACTCTACTGTTTCTATAATTTCCAAGTCAGACTGTTCAAATTGAAGACTTACCTCCATCGTTATTCTCTATGACGGAACAATATTCATCGATAATTTTCTTCGCCGACTCCAGAATCTTTTCAGGCGCTTTCTTCGTATTGAATCGAAGTACCATTTCAGGTTTTAGAGGGTGTGGGATATCATAGGATACGAACTCAACATCATCGCCATAAATAACTTCCTGGAGCAAACATCCGAGTGTGTGTCCTCCCATCGGCAGAGTGATATTGTACGTTCCCTCATCCTTTTCTCGCGTAATGTTCTTGAGTGCTTCGACCATATACACATCTACACGCTTACGCAAGATTTGCGCAGCTAGTTTGACTAGCTCGTGTGCCTTCAGGACACCTACACTCTCGACTTTTAAATCAAACCAGTTTGGGCGATTCTTTTCGTCGCGAGAATAACATTTCTGTACTAGGAAGTTATCAAAGTACCGGGCAGCATCCTTGTCTTCGGAATGGGCCTTAATATATGCTTCGCGCTCCTGTTTCGCAAGATTCGGGTCGGTGTGCCACATCGTGGTCGCAGTGTGTACTTGACTCACACCCTCGCTTTCCAACGCTAGACTCGCAGTCATATGAATAGTCTCACCGGCCCTAACCTTGAGAAACATACATGGCGTTCCAAACTCAGGGTCTTTCATCAAAATTCCCTCGCGACCAGATTCAACTGTGAAATCATCAGTTGTTATCGTAGCATCCTTCTTGATTTCCGGCAGCCTCAGCTCAATCTTTGCATCCTTAATAATACCCGACTCGTCGGGACTCACATTCACGGGAAGCATTTCCATTCGATGCCTCAGCATCTCGTGGGGCATCTGTGTCGTGTTCTTGAGGATTTGTACATCTCGAATGACGACAGTAGGAATACCAGACAGCAGAATACGCCGAATCGCATTCACCATGCTTACCGGGAAGTACACTAGCTCTGCAGATAGCGACCGACCTTCATTTGAAGTACGAAGACTCTTGATAGCGGCCATTTTTGGTTCGTCCATCTCGTTATTGTTCCATCCGTTTTTTTCCTGAAAATCCATAATGTCGCAGCCCTACCTTTTTTACAGTGATAGGTGTGCGAACTCGAAACAGATTATAGAGACACTCAAGGCGCTGAACAAGGCCGGTCTTTACAAGTTTATTGATGCGCTCAGCCTCCAGCCTGCTCAGCGTCCGGCATGGTTGAAAAGTGTACCTACCCTATATGTCCCAGACACAAAGGAGGTCATTGTAGGTAAAGATATTTATGGGTACATTGCGAAACCCACGAATTCGCGCAAGGAACTTCCGGCCAAACCGGTGGAGGGTGGAGCAAATCCTCAGAACCAAATTGGAGAACTTTCGGCGTGGGGATTTGAAGGTATGGGGCGTCTCAGTGAGTCGTATTCTCTCTGGGATACACCTTCTCAATTCGCATCGGGTGGTGGAAGTATGTACACATTCCTTGATGGGTCTACGAGCAATACGCCAACACCGGGTGGCGTACCTTCGTCGGGCGGACCGGCCTCGAAGAACACGATTGACGACAAGAACAAATCCGCAACAAACGCTGACGTGATGAAACGTATGGAGCAAATGACTGCTCAGCGTGAAAAGGAGTTCGGAGTCGTTGAGCGTAAGTAATCATTTTCATATATTCGCACTTAATACTACAATATGGCTTCTAAACGTACTCTAACGTCTGCATTCTTTGACCAGTTCGCAGCATTCGCAACCGAACTTTGTGAGATGTATCCGTCTGATGCCGACTTCTCTTTGTTTTCAAACACGCTGTCGCTGATTAAAATGACGAATCCGGCAATGGTCGTGAGTTATGTGGTAGACAACGTACTTCAATTTGAAGATAAAATCATGAAGAGCGACGAATCATTCTTTCTAGATTATGATTTTCGAGAGTATACGAGCCATGTCGATATGAATATCTTTCAGAAACTGAAGCAGTATATTGAGAAAATGTCCCCTGCTTCAAAGCAGAATGTTTGGAAATATATTCAAAATATTGTCCGTCTCGCCAAGGCTATTCACTCTGCTTAGAGTCTGTAGAAAACCCATACAAATCCCGAGGAGTTAGTGTTTGTAGTTCACGAATAGCTTCTTCTGGCTTATCGAAATTCCTGAATAAAATTTGATTTACCTCAGCTGGCGTCCATAAATACTCCAACTCAGGTGAAGTCCAATCGTCAAATACTTTATCATAAAAACTACTCGCCATTTCCTGAAGGATTGTGCGATTACATTTGCGGAACTGGACAATCATATCAATACGTCCCGGTCGAATCAGAGCCTTGTCGATACGTTCAGGGTAATTTGATGATATCGCAATTATGCGCCCAGAGCTTTCTAGCGTTCCATCAAGAATATTCAAGAGAAACGACAAATCAATTTGTTCAGGTTCATCTTCGTCTTTGTGTGCGGCCTGCCATGCGTCTTCTACACTTACCTCCTTGTGAACAACCGGTTTCTTGAAATCTCGGCTCAGAATAGCATCGCCCATAGCATCGATATCTTCAATCACATACAGACGTTCATGGATTGGAATAGTATACTTCTCTGTCTTGTTTCCGTCATACACGTAAATATCGTCATTGTAAAACAGATGATTCAGTTGAGATTTAGTTTTGATTTGTGATAGATGAATATTAATAATGTGTCGGCGCGCAGTATTCGCAATAGCCTTTACGGATGACGTTTTCCCACACCCCGGTTCACCGTGAAACATAAACCCCAGAGTATACGGAATCCCCTTTTTCTCGTACCAATCCTTGCGCGTCAAGAAAAATTCTACGTGCTTACACACTTTCTGACGTTGCTCAAAGAAAACATTCTCGAATGTTCGAGTGGTATGGAACTTATGCTTGGTATAAATGAGATGAGTGGACGGAAGCGAATTCTGAGTTGATTTCTTATTTTTTGTAGCAGTCATCATATCAAAATAGTACAGAGACGTTCCTAGTTTATTTGCCTGTTTACGTTCATAATCTGTATTACAACGCTCCACAAAATCACGCAAGAATTGAGATTCGTGGTCATAACAGAAAATTCGAAACTTTATAGTGTCTAGTTCTCCGTCTGCGTGCTTTAGAGTCGTTAGTTGGAAATAGATATCGTTCTCTACCAAAATAGGATCGAATTCATTCGGCAAGTATTCGTGGTGACTCACGCAAAGTAAGTTGCGAATAGCCGGAATAGTACTAACATAATGAATAACCGAATCCATTCGACTTTGACTTGCGGAAATCGTTTGGGATGATTGTTGTTTGCTTCCCGACGATTTAAGAACACGTTCACACTCGATTGTAGCACGAACAGGTCGGTTCGATGGGGGTGGAGGCGTTGATGGTTCGAGACGTTTGCGGCGGCAGCAGACTCCTTCAATATAAGGAAACCATTGAGGGTATGTGCTCATGATTCGGTCATAAACATTCATTCCGATAAAACTGTACAGCGGATTGCGACCCATGCCCATAGACATACCCATAGACATGAGCATTTGACTACGCATGATATCGGCCATACCATTATTTGTGTTCGGGTTCATTTGTTCGACTATCGGTCTACTGTGAAAACGAATTTTTTAGGGTGAAAACTTTGAGACGTAGTTCAGATGAATAAGATGGGTTCGACAATTAGCAAGACTGAAGGTCTGTTTGAGTCTTTCATGACCGCAATTAAGCGGCCACGTCCATCAAACATATTCGCTCAAAGCCCACCAGCCAAACGCTTCAAGCCATCACCCCCATTTGAGGACAATGGTGCAAAAGCTGTGATTATACGCGACTGGTAAAAAAACACACAAGTTAGATTAGATTAGATTAGATTAGAACATGCATGTTTTTTAACTGCGTTTCATACACATGTCTAGGGTGGGAACGTTGACGTTCATAGGCTTGGAACGCTTTAGTCTCAATTGTTCGGAAGCTTTTTCTACCACGTCGTTCGATAATGAAACATACTTCTTAATATCCCGTAGCGGACCTTGGACATTCATAGACGGAAAGAGAAGACGGATAGGATGGATTTCTGAAAGAACAATATAGTTTTCACCAGAAACATAGTCGCGAAACTGTTCAATATCCAGTGGTCCTCCAAACAATCGGAGAATAGAGCGGGGTGGAGCTGGCGACAGAGTGCGGGATTTGTACATGTCGGCATACAAATGCGTTAGAAGAGCATGTCTATTCCATTTCGATGAATCGGGAACTTTGTTGTCGGCATAAAGGTAGGCAAGTGAACATTCGGGCGAGCAAAAATTACCCTCGCAACTGTAAATGTTGTTATACACATCGTAGGAAATGGGAAGAATACACGGGACCCAATTAAATGTATGCGCGCACCAAAAGCAGGCAGTTTGGGGAGAGTAGCGCTCTGTTGATACTTTTGCTAGAACTGTTTTGAGTAGTTCAGTATCGAACCTCTCGATGTTCTTTTCAACAGCATTCAGGATATCGGAATACGAGGTGGTATCTCCTGCAGGAATAATATTATCGTCGGCCGATTCAGAGACCTTTAGAAAGAAGACAACTGGTGTTTCGTCTATTGGTTGAGACTTGACTACCGCCTTGGCTTTTCGTGGAGGCATTTAAAGTTCATAAGCGCAAAACGTCAAAACCGAAACTGTTTTTATAGTTTAAAGGATGCGCATTGTCTGTATGACGAATGACGCCCAACTCCCAATGATGAAAAACATGCTCAATTCGGCTATGAAATCCGGGTTTCCGATGTCTCTGTTTCACTGTTACTTACTTTCCTCTGATAAAGAGGCCGCAACCTATTCTACTCCCGCGTTCAGACAGATAACTATCCGGAAACTCGAAGTTATATTGGAGAATATGTGTCAGGATTCTCAAGTACTTTGGATCGATAATGATATTGTTCTGTTTGAAAACTGTTTAGCCGATATTATGCGATACCCAGGTTCGTTTGTTATGCAGGATGATTTGTGGGGGGCGTGTACGGGATTCTTTTTAGTTAGACGTTCGCGCAATACTCTACTGACTATTCAAAATTCTATAGAGTACCTGAAACTCCGACCACACGGAGTGGAAAATGACCAGCACGCATTTAATGCTGTTAAGAAAGGAGTTTGGGGTATATTCGTAACATTGTTGCCGCAAGACGAGTACCCGAACGGGAAAGTATACTTTGACGATAATCGTACATCAAAAGCTCGAATGGTACACTCAAACTACCTCGCGAAAACAGCAGATAAAGTCCAGCGGTTCAAAGATATCAACTTATGGGATGAGAGCGACACAGCATTCGAGTTAGTAAATAAATATTTTATATAACAAGGTTACCGGAGAAACCGAGTACGATACTCATTATTCTAAAACGGATTTACATGGACTGAGAACCAGAGAGGAACACAAGATGGACTTATCAAAGCAGTACCGCAAACACACGCACCGCGAACATATTCTTTCGTTGCCCGACACGTATGTGGGTAGCATTGAGAATGCGGACGAAGACATGTACATTGTAGACAATGAAAGTTTCAAGCTCCAAACTATTAGTCCGTTTAATCCTGGGTTTTACAAGCTGTTCGATGAACTGTTGGTGAATGCTCATGACCACGCCGTCCGTCTACGACAGAAGAATTCTCCGAATCCGGTCAAGACAATTTCTATCGATGCTACGGAAACAACCATAACTATCCGTAACGATGGTGAGTCTATTGATGTGGAAAAGCATCCAGAGTACGGATGCTACATTCCCCAAATGATTTTCGGAGAACTGCTTACGTCTACAAATTACGACAAGACCGAAAAGAAGTTGGTTGGTGGAAAGAACGGGTATGGTGTGAAGCTGGTGAACATCTTCTCCAAGAAACTCGTTCTCACAGTTGTGGACGGGGTTCGGGAATTGAAGTATACCCAGGTATTTGAAGACAATATGTCGAAAGTCGGAACTCCCGTTGTTCGGGCGTGCAAGACCAAACCGTTTGTAGAAATTGAATGGACTCCTGATTTTGCAAGGTTCGGATGGACTTCAGCGGCAATCCCGGCAGGGATTCTCCAAGTCATTCAGCGGCGCGTCTTTGACCTCGCAATGACAGTTGGAAAGGAAGTTAAAGTCACATGGTGCGGCACACATATTCGGTTCCGCGACCTTACATCCTATGCTTCCTGGTATCTTCCGAAAGATGCAGTTGTTCTCACAGATATGACTCATCTCGGGTGGCAGATTGCAGCCAGTGATTCGCCGACCGACAAGTTCTTTAGTGTGAGTTTTGTGAACGGCATTTGGACCCGTTCGGGCAAGCACGTGGATGAAATTGCAAATCAGATTGTATCGTACTTTGTGAACCATTTGGAACTAAAAAAGAAAATAAAGGTACGTCCTGGACTCGTGCGCGATTCCCTTGCTGTATTTGTGAACTGCTCTGTCGAGAATCCAAGCTTCAGTTCTCAAACTAAGGAGGTGATGACGTCGAAGGTTTCGTGCAAGTTATCTGACGATTTTCTGAAGAAGTTGGTTTCAAAGCTGGGGATTGTAGATACTGTTATGGCTCAGCAGGCTGTGAAGGATACGAAGGACGCAGCAAAAACTGACGGAAAGAAGCAGTCGAAAATCACGGGTATTCCGAAGTTGGATGATGCAGTGTTCGCCGGAACAGCAAAAAGTACTGAATGTACACTCATTCTCACTGAAGGCGATTCAGCGAAAGCGATGGCTTTGTCTGGATTGTCGCAAGACCAGCGCCGATTCTTCGGGGTGTTTCCTCTGAAAGGTAAGTTGCTGAATGTGAAAGATACGTCGGCAAAAAAAGTGGAAATGACGGAAGAGATTGCGAATTTGAAGAAGATTGTTGGGTTGGAGTCTGGGCGAAAGTATACCGACCTGCGAAGCTTGCGGTACGGCAAAATCATGATTATGACGGACCAGGATTATGATGGGTCTCATATTCGTGGGTTGTTGATTAATATGTTCCACGAGCTATGGCATGAACTTATTGCGATTCCGGGATTCATTACCTACATGGCTACTCCGATCGTAAAGGCTACGAAAGGGTCTACTACGAAAACATTCTATACGCAGTACGCTTACGAAGAGTGGCGTAAGACTGATGCTTCGAAGGGCTGGAAGGTGAAGTATTACAAGGGATTGGGCACGTCGACGCGCGACGAGGCTAAAGAGTATTTCAAAGTTCCGAACATTGTTCCGTACGAGTACGATTCCCTGAGTGATGAGCGTATTGATTTGGCGTTCAATAAATCCAAGGCCGATGACCGCAAGGATTGGTTGAAGACGTACGATCGTGCTGATATTGTTCCGTCATGTAAGTCGTTGAAGTACGAAGATTTCGTAGACAAGGACCTCATTCATTTCTCAAATTACAATTTGGAACGCAGTATCCCGAATGTGATGGATGGTTTGAAAACGTCACAACGCAAGATTCTGTACTCTGCTCTCAAACGTAATTTGAAGCAGGAGATTCGGGTAGCCCAGTTTGCAGGGTACGTTTCAGAACATTCTGGGTATCACCATGGCGAGGCGTCGTTGAACGATGCTATCGTCGGCATGGCGCAGGATTTTGTTGGAACAAATAATCTTCCATGGTTTGTCCCGCAAGGACAGTTTGGGACTCGGTTGCAGGGAGGTAAGGATTCGGCGTCTCCACGATACATTCACACATATCTCCAACCACATGTCGCAAATCTAGTTCCTTCTGACGATATGTCTTGCCTCAAATATCGCGATGATGATGGATTGTTGGTTGAGCCAGAATGGTATGCTCCTATTCTCCCGATGCTGCTCGTCAACGGTTCACGGGGTATTGGAACAGGGTACTCTACCTTCATTCCTCAATTCAATCCGGTCGATTTGAAGAATGCGATTTCCGAATGGCTGGAAACTGGATCGGGTCTTGAACGAGAATTTGTGCCGTATTACTCCAAGTTCCGTGGCTCTATTCGTAAAGTCGGACCGCAAGAGTACGAGTGCCGGGGTGTGTTTAAGATGGAAGGTGGCGATACACTAGTGATCACTGAACTTCCAGTAGAAACTTGGACGATGGATTTCCGTGAGAAGCTGGAAAAGATGTTGGCGGATGGCGTGATTCGTGATTTCTCAGATACGTCAACCGACACTGATGTTCTGGTGAAAATCAAGTTGGGTTCGGCAGGCGCAGCTCCAGTTGAAAAGCTGCTGGTCGAAAAAATCAAGCTCACAAATATGCACGCATTCAATTCGCAATGTGTGATTCACAAATACGAAAGCGTCACGGAAATTCTCCGTGAATTCTGTGGGTCACGTCTTGGACTGTACCGCGACCGTATCGCGTACTTGCTGAAGGAACTACGAGATAAACTGCCGTATCACGAAAACGTGGTTAGGTTTATTCGGCAGCAGTGCGAGGATAAGCCTCGACCGGAATTGCGCAAGAAGACGGGTGAAGAGTGTGACCGTCTGCTGACGCTAGACAACTTTGTGAAAATTAAGGACAGTTACGATTACCTTCTCAATCTCCCTATTGCATCACTCACGCTGAAACATGCGCTGAAGCACGAGAAGGATTTGGAGGATTTGAAGCATCATATTGTGCAACTAGAGAAAACTACTGCGCCCGGATTGTGGAAGGAAGAACTAGGGAAACTGAACGTATAAAGTAAAAAGATTATATAAAACTCAGTCATTTCAAACCAGTCTTTTTCACTTTCTCAGCATGGCGTAAGTTGCAGATAATAAACATTTCCACTAAGCCCACCTACCTGCATGAAAAAATCTGCGTTTGGACCATCTCTTACAGCACCAAAACTACAATTTCGGGCTGTATAATTTTGAGCATAAGGATTAGCACCAGCACCCACATCAGACGCTGTATAAATTACAATACCCCACGCAAAGTCCGATTGGTATCCGTTTGTTAGACTAACAGTATAAGTACCACAAGGAACAGCGGTTCCAACACTATACGTTCCGGTACCAGGTAGTAGTATAGTTTGAAAATACGGGAAAGTTCCATATGTGGCACTGAAAAGTCGACTAACAATTTCACCCCCTGAAAGATAAACCAGAGCATTGCCCGTTAAACTTGTATCAGGTCTTACTGGAGACACGAAAAAACCACTTTGATTTGCCGCTGTTCCATTGCCTAATGCAATAGCGCCAGCAAAAGAGTTCGTATTTGTATTGGCTCCCAATGCAATGCTATTGTTTCCACTCGCAACTGCCGATACACCAATAGCAGTGCTGTTTATTGCGTTAGCAGTTGTATTATCTCCGAATGCCGAGGAGTAGTTCCCGCTCGCTGTAGACTTACGTCCAACTGCAGTTGAAAAATCTCCAGTAGCTCCACTAATCAGACCAATACATACTGACCCTAAACCGGACGATGACGCAGAGTCACCAATAACCACTGCACTCGAGCCTGTAGCGAGTGCAGATGTAGAAAATCCGATACATACTGATTTTGGCGCTTGACCAGTTTGTCCAGCCTGGAACCCTATCGCAACTGCACCTGTTCCTTGACTAGTTTGTCCAGCCTGGAACCCTATCGCAACTCCAGTTGCACCCTGACTAGTTTGTCCGGCACTATTTCCTATCGCTACCGCACTTGTACCTTGACTATTTTTTCCGGCATTGGCTCCAATGTGCACTTCGGTATCTCCTGCGACCCAACCTGAACCATCCCAAAACACATAGTCTGAGAAATTTGGAGCAGTTGTTGGAAGACCAGGTCCAGTATATCCTGTGTAGCCAGTGTAGCCAGTATATCCAGTATAACCTGTTCTTCCAGTGTACCCAGTGTAGCCAGTGTAGCCAGTGTAGCCAGTGTATCCAGTGAACCCGGTGTATCCAGTGAATCCAGTATACCCAGTGAACCCAGTATATCCTGTGAATCCCGTAAAACCCGTAAAACCTGTGAATCCAGTGAATCCAGTAACACCCTGGTCGCCTTGTACTCCTGGAGCTGCACATACAGTTTGGCTCTGTGCGAGATACTGACTGTACGACAAGAACGGCATATCGAATTGTATTAATCTAAGATTTTCATACCTGAGAATTATCATAAGAAGGAATACAGGATGTCGACAACCCAACCAATAACGTATCAACAGTTATTGGCTGAAGTGTTTGATGAAAATGCTCGGAATCAGTTGGTAGATGCGCAAGAGTATGAGGAAGAGGATGTGGATGCGTATGATGTAGACAAGTATTCGGAAAATGAGATTGAAGATGGAGAAGAATTCAATAAGTTTCAAGGTGATATGAATAAGCCCGAGAACGTCATTAAAGTCGAGGCAACTACAGGTGGAGGTACAACAACATACGGATACAACAAAGATATTCGTACAACAGTGGTGAACATCGACGGTAAATTTCGTAATACATCCTCAGTACTTCCAGCACGCGCAACGTATACCCAATGTGCATCTGGAGCAGGAGCTGCTACCGCGTTTGGAGGTACATCGGCAACAGAGTTTCTTGTTGGATTGGCGAGACAGTACAAGAACGTCACGTCCGTCAAAATTATAACTATGGAATTTGAGAATAGTTTTTATACGTTCTCTGGACTGAAAACTCAAAGTGACGGAATTGTAACTGGTCGTGAAAACACGTCATTCATATTCACATACGTTAATAATGCTACAAATTCGTTAACAGTCATCGATAGTGTTTCATTGTACCCGGGTTCAAACAGTATTAGTTTAACGTGGAATGATTCGGGCGCAGCGAGTCATACAATCACAGTTGCTACCGTTGCTGCACCAAACACAATTATAAAAACAATCACAGATACTGGCTCAGACCTTCAATATTGGACGTTTCCAACCTTACCGTATCGTAATCCGTATACTGTTACAGTATCAAATTTAAGTGTCGATGGGCCATATATTGTTACATTAACCGCAGGGTCACCTCCAAATACCTCTAAGGCCGTAGCAGCAAATATCGTAATCCCAGACGGTAACTATGCTCTTACCGGCACAAATGGTCTTATTCCAACAATATCCAGCGCTATAACTGCGGCGATATCCTCTGGACTTCCGAGTGGTTGGAACTTGACGAATTTTTCTATTACTCAAGATCCATATTCTCTAAAACTCTCATTCAACTGGGATCATTTGTTTGAACTCCAGTTTCCTTCTACCACCGACTGCTTTACAAAAAATGGAATAGGGTACAATTTGGGATACTACAATACACTTATCACATTAACAGATAAATATATAACATTCAATTCGGCTACTGGTATTTATAGCGCCGTAGCAGATACTCGGCCAGACTTGACTCCCGACAGGTATGTGTTCCTTGTCATTAATGATTGGTATCAAGTTCATCACCAATACCCTGACCAAACACAATTAAGCGCATTCTTGAAAGTTCCATTAAATACAGCTAAGTACCAGGTACAATATGATAATGTTGCTTTGGATACGAATACAAAAGAATACTTTTTCCCTCAACCTGTGAACATCCAGAAATTAGATATTAGTATGGTCGATGTGTACGGCAAGGTGTTGGATATGAACGGGGGTTCGTTCTCGATGAGTTTGGCTATTAACGAAGTCCTGCAGCCAGGAATCTACGAAAATTTGCTGAAGCTGTAATAATGGACAAGTCGGTGCTTGAAAAAATCCAAGATCCCCATGTGGAAAATCGGTACAATATGACGTCTACGTCAGTACAGTACCCTCCCCCAAAACACGGTGGACGTGTACCGAATATGAATGATCCTGCGCTACAGGAACTAGCGGCGCGGCCTTACAAACTGTATGCTGACGGCCCCACACTGTTCGGACAAACCAATCGATGGGATATGGTTGGACACATTCACAAGGAAACTCCTTTAAACACGGTATTTTTCAGTGATGCAAACGTGGAAAAGCTGCAGCAGGATATTCAGGCACAAGTCCTAGCTATGAGCGGAAACAAGTATCACATCGATCGCCAGAATGACGATGACCTGAAAATTATTATGCGCAGTTACTATCTCCAGTTTTCCCAGAACAACCCGAAAATGGTCGCGCAGGAACTCGAGGATTTGAATAGCCGGGTAGTAGGGTATGCCGCGGGCAAGATTTATTCAGAGGTGGATTTCCATATGTTTTACCGGAAAGACATTGAAGAGTTTGCTCCAGCCATTGCGAATCCCCAGAATCCCCACGTCTACGGAACGCGGGGCGGAGAACTTACCCGGTTTTTTTGATGCGGAAAACATCGTGAACTCTTTTTTGCATTGTAATCAATGGATCTGCGCACTTTTCATGCGCGAACGTATGCGAAACATCTAGGGCGTCTATTTGTTTTTGAACCCACATGGGACTCGTTCCGGCCAATTTCAAATATTGGTTGGGACGGAAAAAACTATGCTCCATCTGACTCGGAATACACATCAAACGTGTTTTGTCCGCACTATGGATTCGCGAGTCTTGAGGAAAAGAAGATTTGTTCGGATATGGTCGAATCAACGAATTTGGACAACGTGTCTGAAATCCTGGACGCGGTGGAGTTTTGGAGATGGGCAGGACTTCAACAAAAAACCGAATGGTTTCGCGATCGACCGTGTGTGTTTCTAACTCCATGCTCTCCTCGTAATTGGAAACAGTATTTAGTGTATGAACAGTCTCGCCCCCGAACAGTGCGTCGACCTCCGCGTGGTAGCCGAACGACGCGACGAAGTAAGCGTTTAGTGACTGGCCGAGTACTTTAAGAAAATGAAGGTGAACATTGTTTCAAATTACAAGCCTAAGACTGGACTCATGCATGATGTAGGTATCTTGCGAGGAATCCTTACGGCAGCTCTGGATAAAGAGGTCGAGATTTTCAGAGTGCATTATATGCAGCCACAATGTGCGGATGCTGACTTGAACATTTTTATGGAAGTTATCAATCCTGCTCTATTTCCGTATGCTGGGAAGAATATCTGGATTCCGAATCCTGAATGGACGTACAAATCATGGATTCCGTACCTTTCCTCTATTGACGAAGTATGGGCTAAAACGCAAGAATGCCGGGATATCTTTCAAGGTTTGGGGGCAACCGTACGGTACATTGGATGGTCATCAATCGATAAAATTTGGGTCCCGGAAACAGACAAGAAGAATTATTACAAGGCTATTGTTCCCGTCGGCAAAAACATTTATCGTCACCCAAAGCCGATTTTACAAGCATACCAGCGTATTATGAAATCCGATGCTACGTTGTATCGCAAACTCCCAACCCTCCACATCCCATACAGCGATACAGACGTCGAAATCTTTGTTCCTGAAGATATTTCGTCAAAAGTTGTCTTGTATCCCAAACCTTTGAATGAGAACGATTACGATGAACTAATGCGTGAATGTGGACTGAGTATTTGTATTTCTGTTAGTGAAGGGTTCTGTCATGCCGTGAACGAATCTATGTCTGCAGGATGTAATCTTCTTCTGTCTCCTATTCGCCCTTTCCTGGATGATTTGGTAGGTGAAGTTCAGGTAGGACGTTTTTATGCTCGTGAATCGAAAACTCAGCAGCATCCAGACTGTTTGGGTGTATTGGTAGACGTAGACGTTCAATCTATCATGGATGCGCTTGAAGACTATGTGAACACTGATTTCCGTACGAAACGTATTGGCTCTCAAGTTTCACGAGAGCTGTATGGCGCTCATCACCAGAAATGGGTAGACACAATGAAAGTCATGCTAGCCGAAATGCGAGTTCCGTCGTATTCGCTGAAAGATGCTATGCCGAAAGAGGAAGACCTTCCAGATATATCTATAGTGACTATAACGAAAGACCGGCGTGTATTTATGCCCCTGGCGAAATACTCCTATATGATTCAATCATACCCTGAAGAGAAATTGGAATGGGTTATTGTGGATGATGGCGAGGACAGTATTGAAGATACCCTGATTGGAGTACCGAATGTCCGATATATCCGTTGCGAGTCCAAACTAACAATTTCCGAGAAGCGCAATTTGGGAGTTCAGAGTGCGATGTATGATATTGTGGCGTTTATGGATGACGATGATGTGTACCCTAATAACTCCATCCTTCATCGTACAGCAATGATGCTGAAACAACCTCGGAAAGAGTGTGCGTTCTGTACCACGATTCCGTGCTATGATATCTGTAAATATTCATCGTTTATGAATGTTCCACCGATGACGTTGCCACAATCGAAGCGTGTGAGTGAAGCAACCCTGATTTTTACAAAAAAGTTCTGGGAAGAGCGAGGATTCAAGGCAGATGTTCAGATAGGAGAAGCAGACGCATTCATTCAAGGTCGTGAAGGAATGTGCCGGGAGTTATCTCCACAGGACGTTATTGTTAGTTTAGTTCATCCGCTGAACACTTCATCTCGCAAGACTCCAGAGATGAAAGAGCCCAATGGGAATCATTACGGTTTCAACGAAACACTTTTTACGCTAGTATCTCAAATCGGAGACGAGCTAGCTTTAAAACCCGAACATGCGGCGTAGTCCGGTCTTGCGGGACTTCTTGCCGCCCTTGCGGGCAGACTTGCGGCGGCGGCCGGCATCCATCGCCTCTGCGGCCTCACCCTCAGCCGGGACATCGCCACCCTTCAGGACAACGCGGCCCTTGGGCTTGAGGCCTAGACCACGCAGCGTCGCACGAATCTTCTTCGCCGAGACCTTGCGGACAGACTTACGGCGGCGACCGCCAACAGCGGCGGGCGCGAGGGCAGCAGCGGAACCACCGGCAGGAGCGGGAGCGGCATGGGCGAGCATTCTAGTTTATACTCTTTCTAGGAGAAATTGTTTAGGCCGAGCATGAAAGACATGTTGGCTCGACGGTGAATTTTTGTGCGCTAGACGCACCCTTGGTTCGTAAATAATAACATCCCGTCTTCAGTCCTTGCTTCCAAGCGTAAATGTGCATGGACGAGATTTTAGCGTACGTGGGTTCAGTTAGAAACAAGTTCAGAGATTGGGACTGACATACGAATGG